TGTCTCCATAAAATCATCTACTGACTGTTTCAATCTTCTTTCTAAAGCAAGATGAACAGCCGTTCCACGAGGAGCCCATTTATGTTTTTGAGCCTCAATTGCTGCACGTTTCTTTGCTGGCATATCGAATCCAGTCACGCTAGTAACTGAATCTGTCATCCAAGTTTTAGTCGGTTCCCAGCAATACCTGTGAGATTCTTCTTCAAAAAGGATCGGAAGTTTTTTAAGCATAAGATTCACCTTCAATGTGCTTTGTGCAGGAATAAGTAAGACCGTTTTCTTTTGCGTCTTTAATCATTTCGTTTTTCTGATCCTCTGAATAAGCGTAATCAGTCCAACTTTCCTTAGTAGCGATGATCCAGTAATAAGAAGGATTTTCTTCTTTATGCTTTTCCTCTCTTGCTTGAATATCAAGCTGTTCGAGGTGGCGATTTAGTTCTGATTCAACAATGCAAGTCATTTTATTAAGGGGATAAGTTAAAGGATGGTTGAAACAGGAACAACTCTTCTGCCGTTTGAATGAACGTCTGCCCATTCGACCCAGCAATCTCTTTCGTTTTCATCCATTACTTGAATTAAAGTTCCTTTGTCGTATCCAATGATTTGGACAGGAGTCATCGTTCTAGTAATGAAGTGAGTTGGGCGGAATTTTGAAGTTGTTGTTTGAGTCATTTCCCTTTTGTTTGGTATGTATTAATTATAATACAATTATTAGCACTTGTAAACCATTTAATCAAAAAGAATTTAGAAGTTAGAAGTCAGGTGCCATCCTCGATCTGGGTGTTTTTTGCATCGATAAACTTGTGCTTTTCTCGATCCTTTACTAGCCATTAATTTACAAACCTTCAGAGCATCATCTAAAGATTCGTACATTGATTTAGCACAATGATGGCAAGTTTTTGGATAACTAATTTCCCCACTTGCTATTAATTGTTTTAAAGGCATCCACTTGATATTGGCCATCAGAACAATTCCTCCGCAAAGGACTCAGCTTCACGGACGTCCATTTCCCATCTCAAATCACTGATGCTTAAGTTTGAATTGCCCAGTTTTTCTATTACGACAGAATGAGGATTCGACCCATCCTTAACAAACCATCCTCGTTGCCATGTTCCATCTTTTAGAAGTCGCTCGACTTTCGTTAATCGAGGAACTGACACCTTCGGGGGAGTACTTAAATCGGGGGTTTTATGTATTTTATTAATTTTATTCTCATTAAAATCATTTGAATTGTTTAAATACCCAGTATTTATATCCCCACGTGAGGGTCGGAATAAGGCTGTTGGTCTTCCTTTCTCGTGAGTTTCAACGCAGCCGTCTTGTTTTATTAATCCTTTTCTTTCCAATCCTTTTAAACACCTGAGTGCTTTTTGGGTTGATAAGTTTAAATGATTAGCAAGTTCCGTTGTGCTTGTATGCACGTTATTTTCCCACAGTTGGCAAACATGGTCATAAGCGTCCCCTTGCCTCCCTTGTAAATTATCCTCGATCTCAGCAATTCGCTCAGCCAAGACTGCAGCATCTCCATCTCCATGTGAAACCCAGTACCCGTCTGCGATCTCAGCAACCAACATTGAAGAAACACCTCGACCCATACAACTAATAGAAATCCTTTTATCTGTTTGGGTTGTTTGATCTATTGAGGGCTTTAGCCAATTCATCAAAATAGTTTGGTCAAAAGCCGCAGGGATGGCAGCACTACCACTGGATGCGATAACAGCATTTCCGCCTCCAACTGATTTTGTGGTGTGGTGTAGGAAAACACCAGTAACACCAAGATCAGCGGTTGCGTCTTGGATTCTTCGGATGGGTGCTTGAATCTCAGTCTTGTTCTCGTCTAGCCCCATTTGAGATGTAACTGACCTTAAAGTGTCGATCAGAATTAAAGCGTTTGGACGTTTCTCACATTCTTTCACTATTCGCTCGATTCCTTCCTCATTTAATTGAATCCCAGTCCCTTGTGCCCAAAGTGCAATTCTTGGGTTGATTCTTATCTTGTTGTTTTCAGATCTTTCGCACAGACCTTCTCTAAGAAAAAGTTTCCCCCATTGTTTGTAGTTTTGATCGTTCCCGACAATTATCAGATGATCGAATTTATTTTTTATGGGAAGTCCTAGAAAACTTGACTCCCCTTTAAATACGGCTCCTGCGATCCCCATCACCAAGGCCGACTTCCCCACTTTAGGTAATGCTGAGATCAGATTCCAAGATTGATACATCAAGACATCTCCCCAGATCATTGCATCTTCAGTTACGTCTATTTCTATTTCGTTGCTTATGGGATCAGGGATTCCAACTTGTCGACCATTTGCTTTTGAGAGAATTTTAAAAGCAAAAGAATTTCCTATTGAGAAAGATAAATCTCTTGTAGCGAACTCTTTTAATAATTCAATCTGTCGGTTCGTGTCTGGTTCGACTGAGACGACTTTCCTTGCGTATCCATCTATCTGGTTTAGGCGTGACAGATCTTCTTGAAGGATTTCCGACTCGGTTTCGTTTGTATTGTTCGAGTCTTTTTGTGTAGAACTCATTAGCGGCTTTCAGGGGTGAATAATAATCAGATTGTGTGTAGACGCCTAGTTTCTCAAGTTCTCTAAAGGCCGATAATTCAGGGCTTGATTGATAGGGATTTTCTTTTTCAAATTCCTCTAAAGCCTTGTCACTTCTTTCTTTTTGAGCTTTTGAGTATTCTCCTAGTGCTGCTCGTTCCCAGCAAAAATCAGCAGGAAAAGAATACGGAACCCATTTCAGCATTTCGTAGGCTCTTCTTTCTTTTTCAAAGTCGATCATCTTCAGTTATAAATCCTTGCTCAAATAAAGACTTTTCAATCATTTCTTGAACAGTTGTACTGACAGTTGATCCAGAAGCTTTTGATAAATCAGTTAAAGCGTCTGAGACTTTGGGTGTAATTTTTGATTGGATCACGACAGTTCTAAGAACAGATCCTTTAGGTCGTCTAGCCATGTTTGGTTTGAGCGTATTTAATGATAATACAATAAAAGAAGGAGTCAACCATCCTTTATCCATATTGAAGGTCTTGAGTTCCAAAGCTTTGTTTTAATTTTCCTGTATCCATTTTCTTTTAATTCTTTCCCAAAGATGCGTCCTATCGCTTTGGAGTCGTATGACTTACCTTTGTGGATATATGAATCAAAATGTCCGCAGCTATCTGCTCCAAAAGCGTTTGCTGCAACTAAGATTTTCGTTTTACTTTTCTCCAATATATAAGATAAATGTTCTACTGGTTTCTCAAAATGCTCAAAATATTCACTTGCAAAAGTTAACTCAACTGGATAAATTCTGTTCTTTTCTAAAGCGTCTGGGTCCAGTAATTCATAATTATAATTTTTAGATAGTAAAACGTTTAAAGTCCATTGATAAGAATCTTGAACGTTAGTTCCTATTACTAGATGCTTTGGAAAATGTTGTTTAAAGGCAGCTGTTGAGAATCCAATACCATTTCCTAAGTCTAAAATAACACCCATTCTATCTATATATTGTTTTATTCCTTTTTCAGGTACAAGTTTAGGAGTCAGAATGTCTTTAATATATTTTTTAGCGTAAAAGTCCCAACAGCACCAGACTTCTGCTAGGTATATCTTTTCATTATAAACTGAGTAATCAGGTTGTTTTTTTATTCTTAAAGACTGGTACCAACGTTCTTCTAATTCAATTAAGTCTCGATGTGCCTTGAGTCCTTTCTTTCCTTGAGACTTCAACAAAGCCATAGTGTGGTGGGCTACATTTGTTATCTTGTTAGATTCAGTAATTCCTGATTGATCTAATAAATAACAAAAATAACCAAGACCTGAACGGCTTGGAAGAGCCGTTAGGTCGTTGATCGTTTTGATATTCATTAAGCTGTCACCAAGAATTGAGATTCAAGGAAATTCATAAAGCGAGTGTTGAAATAACCTCTGCTCCCATCAAGTTGTGATCGTAGAGTTCTTTCACCGTTTCCAGCACGACTGTGGCTGCTGTGTTGAGTCGCCGCAGACATCAAACCCCAAGCAGTTCCATTTCTGGTTTCCAATTCGCCACCAATCAATTTATTTTGATAGATGTCTTCAAGGATTTTTACTTTTGAGGAGTCACCTGATGGATCATTAAAGAAGGTACGAAGTGCTTCCTTTGCAGAATCCATTGAGATAGGTGTATGAATCAACTTGTCCTTTACATCTGAATAAACTTTTGATTGAGTTAAAGCAGATTCAAGAACAGGAGCAACATCATCAAACTTCATTTCTTTTAAGTGTGAAAAAGCTCTGAAGCGTTGACTGATTTGTTTTGTCATTCCGTTGGTGCAGACAAGTTCGTTAAAAAGAACCATTACTTTAGGAGCTCTTGATTCTCCGTAGTAATCAGTTACGACTAACCAACTATCAGTTTTGTCTCCAACATTTTCAAGTTCAGTGTTTTGATTGTTGGTAAGTTTTGATGCCATGTAGAAAGTTTTTCCACCATCAAGAGAACCAACAAGATCGAGATTGATTTCTTTTTGACTCGCATCACAGAAATCTCTGAAGTACTGAATGAAAGTTTCAGGCTGGATACATTGTCTTCTTGAACCGAAAACTCCCAATAATCCTTGGTTGTCAGACCTATGCCAAAGTTGAACTTCAGGGAAAGTAATAGCTTTGTAATGATGCGGAACACGTTCCACTTCAAAGTCACATCCGATAGATTTCAAGATGTCTTTGTTACTCATCCAAGAGTGAACTTCGGCTGCTGTACCTCTGAATAATTTGTGGTCAGCTTTTGTTAATTGAGTCATCTGTAAAAGTTGTTTACCTATTAATTGTATTACGATTAAATAGATATGTCAACCAATTCTTTTATTTCTTTCTTGCTCTTGTAATTTCTTTCGACTAACCTGAGTAACTTCTCTCTTTTTACTTCCGTATCTAGATCTACTGCTCTTTCCGAGCCTTGATTCTCTAGCGTATCTTTGTGCAGAAGCGACTCTTGATTCATCTATCGCTTTTCTTCTACCATAATTAGGATCATTTGAAGGTGTTAAAATTTTGAACCACGGTATCCAGCCACTATTCTCTGGTTCTTTACTTTCTTCAAGCCATTTCTCTAATCTTTTTACCTCTTTATCGTCAAGATGTTTGTAGGTGTATTTAAGATCCATAGTTTTCAAAAAAAGTAATGGGATTCGTAGCGTTAATAATTTTTTTATAAGTGTCTGATGGTCTCTTTATATCTCGAACAGTTGAAACGTGAATACCAAATAAAGATGCTAATTCGTGGGAGCAGAATATATCTTTTGAGTCGTAAATAGCTCTGATTTGATGATTGCTTAGTTTTCTTCTGCGTTCAAGAAAACTAAATTCTTCTGCTCTTTCAAAAGTTGTCCATCTGTGTTTGCAGAAGATACATTCTCTCCTACGTCTTACTGTGAATCCTTTTTCATCTGTTCTTGTTTCTTTGACTGAAGAGCAATGAAGAGATTTTTTACCGCATTCTGGGCAACGCATTTTTAGCGATCCTCCATGTATTCCTTTATTCCTCTGAAGAGATTAGTTAGTGAACCGCCAGCTTCAAACTCGTCAACCATGTCTTCAACAAGAGCCATCCAGTCACCATTTTCTTGGTAATGATCAGCGATGTATTGCATCTTTTTATTTCTGATTTTTAGTTCAAGTTTGCTGTAAGGATCTTTTGCAAGATTTCTTCTGATTTTTGTTTGAGTCATTTGTTTAAGTCCAATTAAATTAATTATAATACAATTAATAGCATTATGCAACCAAAGCCAGTAAACTTTTTTTAGTTAATTACTTCTTATGTCTTTGGTTCAATCTGAAGAAATCCTCATCTCTTCATTGAAGCCTTATAAATACAATTCTCGAAAGCACCCTGACCATCAGGTAAAAGCCCTCGCTGCGTCAATTGAAAAGTTTGGTTTTACTCAACCTATTGTTTGTACTGACAAGTTCACAATCCTTGCAGGACATGGTCGCTACGAAGCAGCAAAGATATTAGGTTTAGAAAAAGTTCCTGTCAGAGTTGTTAGCAATCTTTCAAGTGAAGAAAAGAAAGCATATATAATTGCAGATAATAAAATATCAGAACAATCCGAATGGGATCAAGATAATTTGCTACATGAATTAAACGAACTTCAAGGCTTTGACGCTGGTTTGGAGCTTAATTCTTTACTCGATCAGACAACCTTTTTAGAAACAAAAGCACAACAGATTGCTATTGATAAAATAAAACCACACCCAAGAAACTACAAGTCACATCCTCCAGAACAGTTAGAACATCTAAAGAAATCAATAGAAGAGAATGGTATTTACAGGAATATTTTAGTTGCTAATGATTATACGATTCTTGCAGGACATGGAGTTGTTGAGGCTGCGATCTCTTTAGGTTTATCTTCTGTTCCAATATTGAGGACGAACCTCTCACCAAATCATCCGAAAGCGTTAAAACTTCTCACCGCAGATAATGAAGTCTCACATTTAGCTGAAAGCAATATGCGAGAAATGAGTGAGATATTAAAGGAGCTTTTAGTGGAAGACGACTTATTAGGAACTGGATATGACAAACAAAAGTTAGAGAACTTATTATTGGTTTCAAGATCTAAAGCTGAGTTGAATGCGGTTAAAGATGAAGGTGGTTGGGGGGATTACTTAGACTTTGATCCGTTGAAGCCTGCGATAAAACTTGTAATAAACTTTGAGACAGAGAATGATAGGCAAGATTTTGCTAAAACAATAGGAGCCCAACTAACTGAAAAAACTAAATTTATCTGGTGGCCTTTTAAAGAAAAAGAAAAACATGCCCATCTCGAATATCAACTAACAGAAAGTGAGTGATTCCTTCTTTGATATAAAAAACGTTCAGGCTCTTTACGAAAAGCCGCCTGAATCAGATCCAATCGCTTGGGATGACTACATAAACGACCAAAAAGATGCTGAATCGTTTCAGAAAATTCCTGATGCTCCTGTTCAGGTTGATTTTGAACTAAACGGTTCTTGCAATATGGCTTGTCCGTTTTGTATTCATGGCAGTGGAGGAGGCAGGATTCGAGAAAGTTTGGAATTATCAAAGTACAAATCTTTAATTGACGAGGCTTCTTCTTTGGGGACTCGCTCAATAAAATTGAACTACATTAATGAGCCACTGTTAAGGAAAGACTTAGAGGAAGCGATTGAGTACGCTAAAAGCAAAGGGATTCTCAACGTTTACTTTGTTACCAACGGATCACTTTTAACTAAAGATCGAAGAACGAAATTACTTCATTCAGGAGTTACTAAAATCTTTTGCAGTATTGACGCAGCTACAGAGGAAACTTATTCCAAACAAAGAAGGAACGGTCTATATAAAAAAGTGGTTGAGAACGTTAAGTCTTTAGTTCTCGAGCGAAACCAACTAGGCCTCACATTTCCAAAAGTGAGGGTTAGTTTTCTTAAAAATAAAATCAATATCCATGAGGCCGATTTATTTGAAAAGCAATGGAAAGACATAGTGGACGTAATAACTTTTCAGACGATGAATGAAGTTCCGGGGAAAGATACTGGGTTAACTCTTGTAAGCAACGAAAGACCTTCCCCTTGCAGTTTTCCCAATAAACAGCTAGTAGTAGATAGCGAAGGAGATATTCTCCCCTGCTGTAAGCTATACGGCAAACAATTAGTAATTGGAAACGTTTCAACTATGTCTTTAAAAGAGGCATGGTCGGCTCCCTCTATGCAAAAGCTGCGAGCAGCTCATGCCGAAGATAAGTGGGATGAGATTCCTGCCTGTCGTAACTGCCTTCATAACTGTGGATAAAATCTTACCTAAATATCCGATTTATATTCCTTCTCATGGAAGATCCGATTCAAATCATCTCCCGAAACATTTTAAAGAAAGGGGTATTCCATTTTATCTTGTCGTAGATGAGTCTCAGTGGGAGCTATATCTCAAAGCTGGGTTTGAACAATATATGCTTAAGCTGCCGTTCTTAAATAACGGTACGTCTTTTCCTCCTCGTGTTTTTATACATGAGCACTCAAAAGCTCAAGGTCATAAAAGACACTGGCAGATGGATGACAATATCAGATTCTTTTGTCATTTCAACGGGAAGATAAGAAGAAAGATAGAACCGGGTCTGGGGATAAGAATGTGTGAGGAGTTTTGCGACCAATGGACAAATGTTGGAATATATGGTCCGTATTATTCTTGGCAGTGCAATGGTCGTATCTGCAACGTTCCTTACCGAAAAAATATTCATGTCTACTCCTGCATGAATTTATCCAACGACTTACCGTTCACTTGGAGAGGTCCATGGAATGAAGATGTTGATTTATGTCTGCAAACTCTTTCTCATAAACTTTGCACTATCGGGACGACTTTTATTACTCAAGAAAAGATGCTTACTATGAGCGTCAAAGGTGGAAACTCTACTGTTTATCAAAACTTAGATTCTCGTGCTTATGGTTCAAGAACACTTCAAGCAAAGTGGCCGGGTATTGTTGAATTAGTAAACAAATACGGGAGGCCTCATTTTCATATTAAAAATAATTGGACTATGTTTAAAGACATACCGCTTAAGAAAGATCCTGATTACGTTCCCAAGAGTTTTAAATTTGAACTTAAGGACTGTTCCTAATGCCAGCTAAACGCTCAACAAAAAAAGAGGTTGAGTGGCGTGTTCGTAAAGTCGCTGCACTCAAAGCCAGAAACGCTAGTCGTTCTGAGATTGTTGCTTATGGTGTAAGAGAGTGGGGGGTGAAACCTAGACAAGTTGATGAGTACATATCCCAAGCAAACCAAGTGATAGCAGTTGATTGGGACATAGACCGCAGGCAATTTACTGCTGATGTTTTATCACAATTATCAACGTTAGCTCAAGATGCAAGACGAAATAATCAGCCTCATGTTGCTCTAGGTGCCATTAATTCAATGGCAAAAATTGCAGGAATCTTTGAATCGTGAGTATATTAGACACGAAGGAAGGCACAATCCTTTCAAATCTTTCTTCAAGCGATTCTCTAAACGCTGACGATATTTTCCAAAAGATTCAAGCCGATCTACATCCGGGGCAACTGTCTTTTGTTGAAGATACAACGACTCAGATTATTGGACTTTCGGCTGGTTACGGAGCAGGCAAGACTAGAAGTTTATGTGCGAAAGCAGTGCAACTTGCTATTGCAAATCAAGGATTTACTGGCTGCGTCATGGAACCAACAGGTCCATTAATTCGAGACATCTGGCAGACGGACTTTGAAATGTTCCTTGAGAAGTATGAAATTCCATACACCTCAAGACAGTCTCCACTCCCTGAATATATTCTCCATCTTCCAAATGGAGAAACAAAGATTCTTTGCCGATCATTTGAGAACTGGGGTCGAATAATTGGTCTGAACCTTGCTTGGGTATTGGCTGATGAGATAGACACAGTATCTCCATCAATAGCAGATCGAGCTTTCCCCAGAATCCTTGCTCGTTTGAGATCTGGAAATCAAAGACAGTTTGGAGTTGCTTCTACACCTGAAGGATTTCGTTGGATGTGGAACACGTTCGGAACAGATGAGGCAAAACAAAGAACGGATAGAAAACTCATCAAGATGCGTTCTTATGACAACCCACATCTACCAGCGGATTTCATCACGAGACTCGAAGAAAACTATGACTCTGGATTACTTCAGGCTTATCTGAATGGAGAGTTCTGCAATATCACCACAGGTCAGGTTTATGACCGATTTTCCAGAGAAGTCCATGTTGTCCATGATGACCGTGATTTCCGTGAAGAACCACTCAGGATAGGAATCGACTTCAATATTGGGAATATGAGTGCGGTGATAGCAGTCGCTTTGGGAGATGAACTTTTAGTTATTGACGAGGTGAGTGGATCACATGACACAGATTCTTTGGCACAGGAAATCAAACGAAGATACCCACATCAAAAGATCTATGCTTATCCTGATGCGTCAGGAGGAAACAGAAGTACAAACGCTTCTAAGACCGACATCCAAATACTGCAAAGTTACGGATTTCAAAATGAATCCCCAGCTTCAAATCCTCCAGTAAGAGATCGAGTGAACTCAGTTCAGCGATTATTGGAAGATGGAAAAGGTCTTGTCCGTTTAAAAATTAATAAAAAAGCTAAGAGATTGATTGAATGTTTAGAACTTCAGTCTTATACCGAAAAAGGTGAACCAGACAAAGATGCTGGCTATGACCACATGAATGACGCTATCGGATATATTACTTGGCGATTATTTAACCCACTTCATTTAAACGCAGGAAAAGGAACAGGTATTAGGCTGTATTAAGACTAAACTGTTTACATGCAACTTGTGAGGTTTAAAAGTGTATAGCGGGTACAATCATTACAACAGAGAAAGAGCGTCTGCAAATGCGGAAATAAATGATCCGAACAGTCAGTGGTTTGCACAAGAGCCTCACTGGATATTGATAGAAGATTTGCTTGGTGGTAGTTATGAAATTAGAAGCAAGCATCGAAGATACCTGCCTCAAGAACCTAGAGAATTAGATGAAAGTTATGACAACCGATTAGCAAGAAGTTCTTGTCCTCCTTATTACCAGCGTCTTGAGAGAATGTTGGCTGGAATGTTGACGAGAAAGCCAGTTCGTTTGAATGATGTTGCTGATGTTATTCGAGAACAGTTGTTTGATGTAGACCTTCAGGGGAATGATCTTAATGTCTGGACTTACGAAAGTGCTAGGAAGATGATTCGTTATGGGCACGTAGGAGTTTTAGTTGATGCTCCTGCTGCTGGAACAAATGGACGTCCATATTGGGTTACTTATACCCCTCGAGAAATCTTAGGTTGGAGAACAGAATTGATTGATGGTCAGCAAAAATTTGTTCAGATTCGATTGCTTGAAAAAGTTTTTGAGCCAGATGGACTTTATGGTGAAAAGCAAGTTGAGCAAGTCCGTTTACTGACACCGGGCAATTTTGAAATACATAGGAAAGATTCGGATGGGAACTATCAATTATGGGAGGAAGGATCAACAAGTCTCGATGAGATTCCTTTTTCTGTTGCTTATGCAAACCGAATAAATTTAATGGAGTCTCGACCTCCGATGGAAGATATTGCTGAGTTGAATTTAAAGACTTATCAGATTCAAAGCGACTTAGATAATCAGTTACATATTTCAGCCGTACCGATGCTTGCTTTCTTCGGGTTCCCTCAATCTGCAGAAGAAGTTAGTGCAGGACCGGGTGAAGCGATTGCTTTTCCTGCTGAAGGTCGTGCCGAATACATAGAAAGCAAAGGCACAAGTTACAAAGCTCAGTTTGACAGACTTGAACAATTAGAAGCACAAATCAATGAACTCGGATTGGCAGCAGTTCTAGGGCAAAAGCTATCCGCAGAAACTGCAGAAGCAAAAAAAATAGACCGAAGCCAAGGAGATTCAACAATGCAGGTAGTGGCACAGCAAATGCAAGACATGATTGACAACTCACTCCAATATCATGCTCGTTATCTGGGGAGCAATGAAGCAGGTAGTAGTTTTGTTAATAGAGATTTCTTAGCTTCAAGACTTGATCCGACTGAGATTCAAAGCTTGCTTGCTTTATATACTGCTGGAACAATTACACAAGAAACATTATTGAAGCAATTGCATGAAGGGGAAGTTTTGGGAGATGAGTTCGAGATAGAGGAAGAGATTGAAGCAACTCAAGCTGGTGGTTTAATTGAAATGGAAGCACCCGAGATTCCTGAAAGAAAAAACATGCCTGAAGAATCTGCGGAACCTGAAGATGAAAGTAATCTTGCTGCCTGATGAATGGGAACGTCCGAAGCTTTTTACAGAAATGCTATTGACCTAAATCGTTACAGCAACAGTGTTTCTAAAAAACTAATTACTTCTTATAACGAGATCATTCTCGATATAACTGCACGTTTAGCGACTATTGATGATGTAACAGCACCACATACTGCTGCTCGATTAAGAACAATTTTAGCTCAAGTGCAGGAAAGCTTAGGGACTTGGGCTGTTGATAGTGCGAACGTAACAGCAGCAGAATTGCAAGGACTGGCTCAATTGCAGTCAACTTTTGTTGCAGATGAATTGAAAAAGCTAGTACCTAGAAATGCTCGTTCTGCTGTCAGGACAGTAGAGATAAGTCCACAGTTTGCTAAATCTGTTGTAACTACTGATCCAACTAAACTTAATATTTTTGCTCTTCCGGGTGAATTAGAAAAAACAATTAAAGAAGGACTACCTCAACCGACTTTTAATTTAACTGCAGGAGATGGAGCAGTTATAACTTTGCCAAACGGTCAAACTGTAGAGAAAGCTTTTCGAGGTTTAGCTACAGCACAAGCGGACTTATTTCAAAAAACGGTAAGAAATGGACTATTAACTGGGGATACAACTCAAGAAATAGCTCGTCAGTTGAAAGGAAGATTACATTTTGGACAAGCTGGAAGTGCGAGGCAAATAGCTCAAGCAGGTGGAGAAGTAACAAGGATGGCAAATAATCAAGTGATGACAATAGTCAGGACAAGCATCAACCAAGTATCAAACGCTGCCAGTCAGAAAGTTTATGAAGCAAATAGAGACATGACAGAAATGTACCGATATGTGGCGACTTTAGATTCAAAGACAAGTGCGATTTGCGGCAGATTGGATGGACAAGAGTTTGAATATGGGAAAGGACCAACTCCTCCTCAACATTTCAACTGTAGATCAACTACTGTCCCGATCATTCCTGATTCATGGTATGAGAAGAGAGGTCTTGAAAAACCAGAGGCAGGTGATAGATCTGCAAAATGGGGATTAAAACAAACAGGAAAACAAGTCCCAGATAATATGAATTATGCAGATTGGTTGGCGAAACAACCAAAAGCGGTTCAAGCTGAAGTTTTTGGTAAATGGAAGTCTCAGTATTTTGTTAAACTGTCAAAAAAAGAAGGACCACAATCTGCTTTAAGAAAAATCGTAAGGAAAGATGGATCAGAATTAACTTTGAAACAATTAGAGGCTCGGTATCCTCGTCTACTTGATTAAGGCAAAAAAAAGTTATATCGTTAAGATACTTAAATACCCTGTGGGTTTTTATGCCTGACGAAACAACTGCTCCTGTGGAGCAAGCTGTTGATTCCGAAAAAGAGAATCTTAAAGCTGAAGTAGAAGCAATGCGTAAAAAAAACGCTGAGCTTATAGATGAATACAAAAAAGCAAAAGAGGCAGCAAAAGCTGTTCCTGCAGATGTTGATGTTCAAGCGTTGATTGATTTTAAAAATAATGCTGAACAGGTTGAACTTGAAAAACAAGGGAAGTACACAGAAGCTCGAACAAAATTAGAAGAGCAGTATCGTGAAAGATCTTCTGAAAAAGAAAAAAAGATTGCAGATCTTGAAGCTAAAGTTCGTGAATTGGAATTAGTTTCTCCTGCTGTTCAAGCGTTATCGGAAATAGTCCATGATCCTAATCTTGTTTTAAATAACTTTTTACCTAAAGATAAGATTGAAGTAGATAACGGTGTTCCTGTTGTCGTTGATGGTTACGAAAGAACTCCTGTCTCTGACTGGGCTAAGAGTAAATTGCCTGAATATATTTTAAAACAACCTAAACCTAAAGGCAGTGGTGCTCCTGCTGGAAGATCAGGCGGATCGGAGGTTCCTGCTGGAACAAAAAATCCATTTGCTGCTGAAACTTTTAACATCACAGAACAAATGAGACTGTATAGAACTGACAAAGATTTATATGATCGCTTGAAAAACTCAGTTAAACGCTAATATATTGTCATAAGGCAAGGCTGTGCTGAGCCGTAAGGGTTTGTGACCCACATCGTAAAACTAATTTCTGGTAATTTTTATGGCCACCGTAAGGTCGGACGTAATCATTCCTGAGGTCTTTACGCCGTATTTGATTGAACAAACGACTCAGCGTGACGCCTTTTTGGCAAGCGGTGTGGTTCAACCAATGGCTGAGCTTAATGCAACCGAAGGTGGTGATTTCGTTAATGTTCCCTTCTGGAAAGCAAACCTTTCTGGAGATTTTGAAGTACTGAGTGACAGCACTTCTTTGACACCGGGCAAGATTCAAGCTGACAAGCAGATTTCTGTCATTCTTCATAGAGGTCGAGCTTGGGAAGCAAGAGACTTAGCTGCTTTAGCTGCTGGTTCTGATCCAATGGCTGCGATTGGTGCAAAAGTTGGTGCTTACATTGCCAACCAAAGACAAAAAGACTTGCTTTCAGTATTGTCTGGAGTTTTTGGTTCAATCAATGCAAACGATAGCAACTCAGCTTTGTTTGCTAACTGCATTGATTCAGAAAGCGGCGATACTCCTACAGGATTAAGTCCTAAACATGTAGCAAAAGCCAAATCAATTCTTGGAGATGCAGGCGATCAGCTTACTGCTGTTTGTATGCACTCAAAGGTTTACTACGATTTAGTTGAGCGCAAGTTAGTTGACTATGTTGTAGCTGGCGACACTAATGCTGGTGCAACTGCATCTGGTGGTTCAATTGTTGCTGCTTATGGTAGTAACGGTGCTGTTCCAACTTATTGCGGATTAAGAGTTATCGTTTCTGATGATGTGGCGACTACTGGCTCTGGTGCTTCTACTGAATATTCAACTTACTTCTTTACAGCAGGTGCAATCGCTTCTGGAGAGCAAGCAGGTTTAACAACTGAGACAGATAGAGACATCCTTGCTAAATCAGACGCAATGGCTGTTGATCTCCACTACACATATCATCCTGTTGGTACAAAGTGGGCTGTTACAACAACAAACCCAACTCGTGCTCAACTTGAAACCGTAGCCAACTGGTCGAAGGTCTACGAGCAAAAGAACATCGGTATCGTGAGAGCGACCAATGTTTCCGCTCAGGATTAGAGGTAAAAACTAATGCCATCTCAATTCGAAGTAACTGCTGGTAAGGCAATTGGTCCTACTACTGGCGGAACAGTTACTCAAGCAACAAACAAAGGAACTGCTGTCACTCTAAACGCAGAGTCAGGGCAGATCACAATGAACAATGCTGCTCTAGCTGATGGAGCAGAAGTTACATTTCAAGTAAACAATGACCGAGTAGCGGCAACAGATTGTCCTTATGCTCTTCTTGGAGCAACAGGAACTGCTGGGGCTTACAACGTCAATGTTTCTGCTGTAGCTGCTGGTTCTTTTAAAGTCACTGTTGGAAATGTTTCTGGCGGTTCTTTAAGTGAAGCTGCTGTCATCAACTTTGTACTCTTAAAGGGTGCATCTAGCTGATGGGAATGTTCGCATTTAGGCGAGCGAAGGAAAGGGAGGCGGCTGCTGTTGCAGTTGCCTCTATTCCTGTTGAGGCTCCTAAAGCAAAACGTAAACGCAAGACAAAACCAAAGCCTAAAACTTATGGCAATCTCGATAGTAGCGACAGCGGGAGCAGCGAACGCAAACAGCTACCTGACACTGACTGATGCTCAATCATTAATTGATGGGTTGATTGAAGATGAAGATGTAGTTGCTTGGGCGTCAGCTACCACAGATCAGAAAAACAGAGCCTTATATACTTCTGCTCAGCGTATTGATCGGGAGAGATTTTTAGGTGCAAGAGCTACAGATACTCAAGCGATGCAATGGCCTCGGACTGGAGTAAGAAAACCTGATACTTATATCAATACTTATACTGTTGGTTTTCCATTTCGTATTACGACTGACTATTTTACAGACACAGAAATACCTGATCAGATCAAAAAAGCACAAGCAGTATTAGCGGCTTATTTAAATAACAATAAATCAGGTCTTGGCTTATCAGGATTGGAAGATTATAGAAGAGTTGGTGTTGGTGGTATTGCTGTTGAACCTGTATTTTCTGGAGCAGTTGGAGCTGATCGGGTTCCTCCAATGTTTGAAAGATACTTCACAGGGCTTAGAATTAGTGGACCCGGAAACATTGCAGTAAAAAGGAGCTAACTATGGGAATGACAAACTACCCAGCAGCACTCATCATTACAGACACAAACGCTCATACTGGGCGATTTGGAAAGATCACTTGCTTGACAGATTCAACTGTTACTTTGGTTTCTCCAAACGTCACAAAGAATGGATCTTCAACCGTTTCTGGAATTGCATTAAAAGCAAATGTAGAAATTGAAGGAGTTTTTACCAGCATTACTCAGACAAGTGCAGGCTCACTTATTGCTTATAGGATCTAATGAGTTTTGCTAACGCATTAAATAAAGCAGTTAAAAAAGTAGCGGAAATCCCCGGAATTGGGACTTCTATCACTTACAGACGGAAAGTTGCTCAGACTTACAATGCAGATAAAGGAACTGTAAGAAATACAAAGACTGACACTTCCTTAAAAGGTGTTTTTGAGAATGTAAATATAAGAGAAGTTAGTGATCTTGTTCAAGCAGGAGATAGAAAATGCACTATTTCTGCGGCTGATTTATCTTCAACACCAACCACTGCAGATGTTGTTATTGAAGGTGGCCGAGAATATCAAATAACTAGAGTTGAGACAACAGAACAAGCAGGAGTAAAATTGAAACACATTCTTTATCTACACGGATGAAAAGAATACCAATAGCAGGAAAAGGAGGAATAGGAGATCATTGCAAAGCAACGGTTAATGAGTTGATTCGAGAAACAGTTTTAACTTTAGATAGAAAGATCAAGCTCAAGTCACCTGTAGATACTGGTCGCTTTCGTATGTCTTGGCAGGTCGGTCAAGATAGTGCTGACGGTGGATTTGGTATTGGTCCTGTAGGAATGGGAGTTCCGAAGATTGATCGAATTAATTATGGAAAAGAAAAGATTGGTCATACTTACTGGATTCATAGCAATCTTCCTTACACCGAACCTGTAGCTGCAGGAACTAATTTACCTCCATCTTGGGGCGGAGTTTATCGAAGCAAATGGGGATTGACTAGCGGGTGGATTCAAAGAATTGCATTGATTGAAGCGAAACGTGTCAAGATAAATTGGGCTCGAATCGTGAGGACTTAAAATGGCAGCTACAGATTTAAACGCAGTTAGAGGAACGATTGAAAAAAGATTATTAACTGAACTTTCAGGCTCCACTCCTCCTGTTCCTATCGTTTTTCATAATACAAACTACACTCCACCCACTAACTCGTCTTGGTGTCAATGTCAGGTTGACTTCTCAACTAATGATTATTTGACATTAGGAGGGACTACTGATTCAAGCAACAGGATTACGGGTGCTGTTACGTTCAATATTTATTCACCAAAAGGTATTGGTCCTGCTGACAACTTGGCTATTTGTAAAAAAATCAGAGATCTATATAATCGAGTAGTAGTCTCTGGTGTTTATTTTGATCCTGTGAATGGACCCGAAGTTATTACCAACGTAACTGTCGATGCCTATTTTCAGACTCAGATCAATGTAACATTTGAAGTAATTGAGGAACTTTAAGTAATGGCTCTTTCCGAAGAACAACTTGACGCAATAGAAGCAGTGAAAGGGAAACGCAATCCTGCTCTTTGGGATCCTCGCTGTCAGCAATATTTAGAGAACAAATCAAAAAAGACTGAAGTAAAGTCCGATAAGGGCTAAACTCTAACCATTATTCCTTTTAAATCAAATGGCTCTTTATAGAGGAGAAGAGGGTTCTGTAAAATTCAAGAACTCTGCTGGAACAACTGAAGCAGTAGCACAGACAACTTCTTGGAGTTTGGATGTAACTAAAGACATCTTGGATACTACTGCTCAAGGTGATACATCAAGAGCTTTTGTTGGATCTTTGATTTCTGGTACTGGTACTGTGGAATTTAATTATTCAGCAGCTTCAGGGAATGAAACAAAAAACTTATTAGACGAAGTTCTTGTAACCGAAGATGCTGCTGATGCTCAATTCGAGCTTTATATTGACACTTCAGGTTCAAAGAAATGGTCTTTTGCTGGAATCATTACAGGCATGAGTACCGCTACTTCTGTTGGTGAATTAACTGTTATCACTTGTAATTTTCAAACAAGTGGCGCTATTACGAGCGCAGCGTAAGATAGAGAAGTATTTCTATTACAATTAATGAGTGCAAACAAGCAGCGCACCGTCGATCTTTTGGCTGGTGCGTTTGATCTTCAGCAACGTAGAAAATTTACTGTCAAAAAAGAAGATGGGTCAAAAATTATTGATCTTTACTTTAAGCCAGTAACAAGATCTGAACGGACTAGAGCTATGGGTGCTGTTGGTACTCAAGATGCTTTAAAGCTAAGTACTCAATTTCTTGTTCAGATGGCTGAGCTTGAAGATGGTACGAAAGCTTTTTCTCAAGGAGATATTTCAAAACTTCAAAGAGAATTGCCTGAAAAAGTTTTAAATCAACTTGAGTTATTTTTGTTTGATTTGGAAGATCCAAATATAGAAGAATCAAAAAAAGACTGACGGAGGATAATGAACTTTACTTTGAGTTTTTTTTAGCCTCCGAATTAGGGATGACTGTTAATCGTTTAAGAAGTGAGTTGACTGATGCTGAATTTATTTATTGGTCTTCTTATTACGAATTAAAAGCAGAAAGAGAAAAGGCAGAAATGGAAAAATCTAAGAGAGGAAGGTAAACTATTTGTAGTAATTGAAAAGTTTTGTCTCAAGCCCTTTCAGTTGTAAAAGTTGGTGTTGATGCTTCAGGCGCTATAAGGCCTCTGAATAGGATCTCTCGTGCAGCTAAAGGAACAGAAGGAGCAATGGGTAGGCTTAGGAAAGCCGCTCTCGGTGTCTTTACTGCTGTTGGTCTTTTCCAAACTGCTCGTTTTATTGTTGTTAAAACTGCGGAATTAGAGACACAAAGAAGAAGTTTAGAAGTATTAACTGGCTCATTAGAAAAAACTGGGCAAATAATTAGAGAAATACAAGAATTTGGAGCCTTAACTCCCTTTACAAGTTCTGAATTAATTACAACAGCAAAACAACTAAAAGCATTTGGAGTTGAAACAGATAAAATTGTTGCCACAACAAAACGTCTTGGAGATATTGCTGGAGCAACAGGTTCAGATTTAAATGGAATTGCTAGGGCTTACGGAAAGATACAAAGTAAAGGCAAGTTGACAATGGAAGAAAATATACAGTTATTAGAAAGAGGAGTTGACATAACAACCGTCTTAAAAGAAATAACTGGTTTACAAGGAGACGAATTTGCTGCAGCAATGCGTAAAGGTCAAATCAGTTCACAAATGGTTGAAGTAGCTTTAAGGAAACTAACTGATGCGAATGGTCAATATTTTGAAGGAGCAATAAGTCAATCTGACACATTAAATGGTAAATGGAGTACTGCTATTGACAATATTGAGACTATGGCTCGATTTATAGGTGAAACTTTGAGTCCAGCAATCAAAAAAATGTTAGACATGTTGAATGATGTCTTAGGTGTTTGGAATGAAACGTTTAGGTTGATGGGAGATGCTGCTATTGGACAAAGTTTTAAAAAGATACAACTAGCAAATATTTCCCTTTCAAGTGGATTAAAAAGTGATGCTATAGATCAAATGCTTGAATCTGTGCAAGCTTTAGATACTACTTTTGTACAATCAGAAGGAGATGCGAAGAAACTTGAACAACAATTAAACAGGATTAGTAATATCAGTTTTAAGTTAAACAGGCTTGGAGCAAATAATTTAACAGATACGCAACTAGATCAAATGATTTTGCTTTCAAATACGATAGACAATTTAAGAGATAAAATTAATGAAATAAGAGACAATGGTTTTGGCAAGATAAATGAGCAAGTCAATGACTTAGATACCTCTATTAATGAAGTTAATACAGGTGTTACTAATTTGACTGAAACATCAGATGAATTGCAGAAGATGTTTGACGGAATAATTGTAACGGTTAGAGATGGCTTAGTTGATGCAATTATGGGTGCAGTGGAAGGAACTAAAACATTAGGAGAAGTTGCTTCCAGTGTCTTTAGAAATATTAGTAGGGCATTGATTCAATATGGAATTAGTGCTGGTCTTTCAGGAATGTTCCCGTGGATGGCTCCTGCTCTTGGATTTGGGAAAAAGGCTGCTGGTGGTCCTGTTGGAAAAGATAAACCTTATTTAGTTGGTGAGCGTGGTCCTGAAATGTTCGTTCCTAATTCATCAGGGCGAATAGTTCCTAATAATCAGATGGGTGGAGGCTCTACCTCTATTGTTGTTAATGTTGATGCTTCAGGAAGTTCAGCGGAAGGTGATGACGGTCAAGCTGCTGCTCTTGGTAATATGCTAGGTCAAGCGATACAAGCAGAACTTGTACGTCAAAAAAGACCGGGCGGTTTATTAGCTGCTTAATTTTATGGCAAACTTCCCTTCAATTACTCCGAGTTATGGACAGGTTAAAAATAGTAATCCTAACTTCTTAGAGACAAAATATGGAGATGGATATTCAAGTCGTTTAGTTTTTGGTCTCAATCAAAATCTAAAAAGATATGACTTATCTTGGAATAATTTAAGTGAATCAAATGCTGACACTATCGAAACTTTTTTAGATGCGAGAGGAGGCAGTGAATCTTTTACTTTTACTCCTGCTGGAGAATCAAGTGGTACTTATATTTGTAAATCGTGGAGGAAAACTATTAATTATCTAAACAGGGCTTCAATTAATGCGACCTTTGAACAAGTAGCGGAGCCGTAAGAAATGGCAGTTTCAGCATGGGCAGCTAGTACATCTTTTAGTCTTGGTGATGTAAGGAGAGCGACTTCAGATCAAATTACTGGTCTGTTTTTTAGATGCACAACAGCAGGAACATCTTCAGGTTCCGAGCCTATTTGGCCTACAGATATTGGCTCAACAGTTACGGATAATAATGTTGTATGGACTGCAATTAGTAGTGTTTACGAAGAACTTTCAAAATTAGCCCCAAGTGCAATTATTGAGCTTTGGAGTGTTCATTTATCTAGTGATTTGCATGGTTCGACAGATATTTACAGATTTCATAATGGGTGTAATGCAAGCATAAATGGAAATATAGTTTGGGATGGAAATCAATATTCAAGACAACCTATTCAGGCTGATGGCTTTGAATATTCTTCTACAGGACAATTACCAAGACCTACTTTAACTATTTCAAATACAGATAATACAATGACTGCCTTGTTAATTGTTGTTAATGCAACTACAGCAGGAAATGATTTGACAGGAGCAGAAGTTAGGAGAATAAGAACACTTAAAAAATATCTTGATGGTGAATCAGCTGCAGACCCTAATGCTCAATGGCCTATGGAAATTTGGTATATAGATAGAAAGTCATCAGAAAATAGAAATGCTGTTCAATTTGAATTAGCAAGTAAGTTAGATTTACCTAATATAAAAATTCCGAAACGTCAGATGATTGGGAATATATGTCAATGGGCGTATCGTTCAAGTGAATGTGGTTACACAGGATCTAATTATTGGGATGCTAATGATAATGTTGAATCTGTTTTGGCGAATGATCGTTGCGGCAAACGAGTGGGATCTTGTAAGTTAAGATTTGGTGATAATAATCCTTTACCTTTTGGCTCTTTCCCCTCAGCAGGTAGGACTGGATGAATTTAACTTCTGAAATAAAAGAACAAGCATTAGCTCATGCTAAAGAAACTCATCCTATTGAATCTGTGGGGTTAGTTCATGTTGTAAAAGGTAAGAATAGATATTTTAAATGTAAGAACATCGCTGAAACTCCTGATGAATATTTTGTTTTAGACCCTGAAGATTATTTGAAAGCTGAAAAGAAAGGTGAGGTAATAGCAGTCATACACAGTCATCCGACTACTAAGCCTACTCCCAGTTCGGCTGATGTTGTTGCTTGTGAGGCTTCTGGCTTACCTTGGTTTATTGTTAATCCTATCACTGAAGAATGGGGAGAATATTCTCCTAAAGGATATGAACTTCCTTATGTTGGAAGAAAGTTTTCTCACGGTTTAATTGATTGTTATTCTTTAGTTAGAGACTTTTATAAAAGAGAATTTGGTGTTCAATTAAATGATTACAACAGAAGAGATCAGTGGTGGGAGAAGGGTGAAAATATGTATTTAGATAATTTTGCAAAGGAAGGATTTAAAGAAACAACTTTAGAACAGATTGCTTATGGTGATTTGTTTTTAATGCAATTAGAAAGTCCAGTTCCTAATCATGCTGGAATTTATTTAGGCGATGGTATTGTTCTTCATCACGTTCAAGGAAGATTATCTTCTAGAGATGTGTATGGAGGCTATTATCAAAAGGTAACGGCAAAGGTCTTAAAGCATGAAAGTCGTTAAAGTCTACGGTGAATTAAAAAAACAATTAGGGGGGCAAGGGACTTTTGAGCTTGACGTAAACACCCCCGCTGAAGCGATTCGAGCCTTAACGGTTAATTTTAAAGGTTTAGCTAAGTGGATGATTGAAAGCGAACAACATGGAGTTGGATACAAAGTTCAATTGGGTAGGGAAACAATTCCTGAATCTGAAATTGACACATTGCTTTTGCCTTGGAGTGATCGAGAAGTCTTTTCGATAACTCCAGTAATAATGGGAGCAGGAAGAGGTTTTGGAACAATTGTTTTAGGAGTAGCTTTAATTGGTCTTTCTTTCGTTACTTTTGGAGGGTCTGCTTTATTTGCTGGAGGAACAGGAGCAGGTCTTGGTGGAGCATTAGCAGGTAAAGCAATATGGGCTGGAGCAGGTTCAAAAATGTTGGGGATGATTGGTTTAGGTTTACTTTTCAGTGGTATTGGTCAAATGTTGTCTCCTCCTCCACCTGATTTAGATATGAAACAAGCAAACAAATTACAAAATTATAGTTTTAGTGGAGTTACCAATACAGCCCAAGTGGGGACAGCTATCCCAATTGCTTATGGAAGATTATTTGTAGGAAGTTCTGTTATAAGTTCTGGTTTAGATGTAGATCAGGTTATTTAAATGACTGAAATTAGAGGAGCAGGTGGCGGCAATAAAGGAGGAGGTGGTGGTCCTCCTACGGAAGCTGATGATTCACTTCAGTCTATTCAATATGCAAAAGTATTAGATCTTCTTTCGGAAGGTCCTATTCAAGGATTAGATGATGGTAATAAATCTATTTATCTTGATGGAACTCCAGTACAAGATGCTTCAGGTAATGACAACTTTGAAGGGTATTCAGTTACGACAAAAACAGGAACACAGGATCAAGCTTATATTGCTGATTTGACAGGGAATGAGTCAGAAGTTTCTGTTGGGTCACAAATAACAAATTCAACTCCTGTAACTCGTCAAATAACAACAGCAACGACAGACAGAGTTCGGGTCACATTGAAAATTCCGATTCTTAGAAAAGTAAAAGACGATGGAGATATTGTTGGTCATTCCGTTCAGATTAGAATTGATGTTCAATATAACGGCGGTGGATATAACGCCGTTAAGACAGACACGATTTCAGGTAAGTCAAGTAATACATATCTAAGAGATTATGTTTTTCCTTTGACGGGTGCTTTTCCAGTTGATATAAAAGTTGTTCGTCTTAGTGCTGATGATGGAAATGCAAGAGAAAGTTCTCAGACTTGGTGGAATAGTTACACAAAAATCATTGATGAAAAATTTAGGTATCCAAACTCAGCCCTTGCTTATCTTCGTTTTGATAGTCGCTCTTTTTCTAATATTCCAGCCAGAAAATATAAGATTAGAGGAATTAAAGTAAAGATCCCAAGCAATGCAACAGTCATAACTTCAACGAGTGCAGGAGTTGGTGAGGCTCAAATTGGAAGATTAACTTATAGTGGAATTTGGAATGGATCTTTTCAGGCTGCTACTTGGTGCGCTGATCCTGCATGGTGTTTATATGATTTGTTAATTAACACTCGTTATGGTGTATCTCTTCCTGAAAGCACATTAGATAAATGGGATTTCTACACGATAAGTAAATATTGCAATGAACTTGTTTCTGATATGAAAGGAGGCCAAGAGCCTCGTATGCTCTGCAATCTTTTAATTAATTCTAGAGATGAAGTTTATAATGTAATAAGACAAATGACCTCTTTGTTTAGAGGAATAAGTTATTACGGAGCAGGAAGTCTTGTGATGGTTCAAGATGCTCCTCAAGATAGTCAATATATTATTGGAAATTCAAATGTAGTGGAAGGTATTTTTGATTACCAAGGTTCGTCTCAAAAAGTAAGACATACTACTTGTTCTGTTGCTTGGCAGGATTATGCCGCTTTGGGTGAGGTACAGTTTGAATATGTAGAAGATGCTGACGCAATTGCTAAATACGGCGTAATTGAGAAACAAGTAAAAGCACTTGGTTGTTATTCACAAGGACAAGCTCATAGGATGGGGCGCTGGCTTTTAAAAAGTGAGCAGCTATTAACTCAAACTTGTACTTTTTCTGTTGGCATTGATTCAGGATTAGTTTTAAGACCCGGAATGGTTATTGATATTGCAGACGAATTAAAAGCAGGGGAAAGAAGATCGGGTCGTATTAGTTCTGCTACTACAAGTGCAATTGTTGCAGATGATTCTAAAAATTTATCAAACATAAATTTAGGATTAAGTCCTACTTTATCAGTCATTATGCCGACAGGTTTAGTAGAGACAAAAACTATTTCTAGCATTAGCGGTACGACAATTAATATTAGTGGTAATTTCTCACAAGCTCCCACAAGTCCTAATCTTTGGTTGATTCAAACTTCAGATGTTTTATCTCAGCAATATAGAATTATTTCTGTTTCTGAGAACACAGATAGGACAGCTTTTAGTGTTACTGCTCTTGAATACAATTCAAGTATTTACAGTGCTGTTGATTCAGGCACAGATGTTGTTCTTAGAGATATTAGTAATTTAACTCTTGCTCCTAATCCGATCACAAACGCAAGAGGAGATCAGTTCTTATATTCCGAAGGTCAAGGTGTCTTTGTTGGATTTGATTTTGACTTTCAACATGACAAAGTAAATGTTGCAGAATACAGAATTAGCTACAGGATAGATAACGATAACTGGGAAGTGATAACAACTTCAACACCTGCTGCGACTATTAAAAACGTAAGAGAAGGAACTATATATATACAAGTTCAGGCTTACAATACTTTAGGAAAAGGAAGTCAGATTGTTACTTTTGAAAAAGCTTTGCCCGGAAAATCTGCACCGCCAGCAGATCCGACAGGTTTTTCAATGATTCCTTCTAATGGACTTGCAAGATTAAGTTGGGTTCAATCAACAGATCTTGACGTGACTGTTGGAGGATTGGTAAGGCTTAGACATTCTCCTAATTTATCAAACGTAACTTGGGCAACAGCTACAAGTATTCATAGCGACTTAACAGGAACAGCGAAAGAAGCGTATTGCACGCTGAAAAGTGGAACATATTTAATGAAGTTCGTAGACGCTTCTGGAAACGAGAGTGTCGGATATGCAGGCATTGAATTTACAATGCCTGACCTTGACGACATGGAGCTATTAACTCTTCAGCAGGAAGATGACACTTTCCCCGGAACAAAAACAAATCTAACTGTGACAAGTGGGGAGTTATTAATGGCTGCTGATGGTGGAAGTTCAGGGGGTAATGCAACGTTGGAAACATCAGGGACTTATTTATTTCAAAATAATCCGATTGATTTAGGTGATGTTTACTCGATTCGACTTGATAGCACTTTAAGAGCTAGATCTTTCTTCCCTTATGCGGATTTTGTTGATACTTGGGACGATTGGGATAATCAGACAAGTATTGACGGAACAGCCCCATCTAATTGTGATGTGAAACTTTATGTTCGGACGACTCAAGTAGCAAGTCCTTCGAACAGTGATTGGACTACTTGGCGGATTTATAATAATGCACAAATTAGTTGTAGGAAATATGAATTAAAAGCTGAATTTACAACAGGTGGGAATTTAGAACAAATAGCAGTCGATCAGTTAAGGGTTCAACCAATGATGGGAAGACGTACTGAATCAGGAAGTGGAACAACTTCAAATAGTGGAGATTTAACAGTTACTTTTGGGAAGAAATTTGCGGCAACTCCAGCTATTGGGATCAACTTTAGTGCAACGACAACGGGAGACTATTACACAATTGCTTCGACAAGTGCTACTAATTTTACGATCTCCATCTACAATGCAAGCAACGCCCGACAAGCAAGAGCATTTACTTGGACGGCAACAGGATATGGGAAATCTTAACTAATGGCACAAACTTCTGTTGGAAATTACCCGATACCTAACTCCACAGGAGCGAACGTAAGGGCTGACATCAATGAAAACTTAGAAGATCTTTATAGTACAAGTTCAGGATCAACGCCACCTCCTGCGGCTGGATCTGCAACGGGGCAACTCTGGATAGATACGAGTACAAACCCAGACACTTTAAAAGTTAAAACAGGATCAGGAACAACGGCGGCGAATTATACAACGCTCGGAAATATCGCAACTAACTTAGGTCATGCAACAGCAGCGAGTCCAACCTTTACTGGAAATATTGGTTTTCCGGCGGGGTCAAGTTCATCGTTGCCGATTAGAAATGCAGCGGATACTGATACAGGAATCTATTGGGGAGCGACAAATGAATTAGATATAAGAGCAGGAAATACGGATGCTCATACTTTTACAGCTTCAGCAAGTGAACCAAAGCTTCCACTGAGAGGAACAAACGGATCCGCCTCTGATCCAGCACTTAGTTTTTCGTCTGATACTAATTTAGGGTTATACAGATCAGCAGCAGATACTTTAGCTATAACGACTGGAGGGACAGAAAGAGCTTATTTCAATAGTGATGGTCTAAATATTAAATCAGGAATGGCTTTGCGTTTATACAATTCGGTGCATTCTAATTATGCTCAGATCAAAGCCAACAATTCTACCACTGACTACACTTTAACTCTTCCTACGAATGATGGTTCTTCAGGAGAATTTTTAAGAACAGATGGATCAGGAAATTTAAGTTGGCAAGCACAGTCAACAACAACTTTAAATGCAAAAGGTTTTATAGCTTTTAATGGAGGGAACGGAAGTTCAATCCGAGCAAATAATTTAACCGTATCAAGGACAGGAACAGGAACTTATACAATTACGATTGATTCAGGTATCAGAACAGGTAATTCAAATTATTGCGTTATTATTGGAAATATTGATGAAAGTGGTTCTCACGGAGTTAATTCTTGGACAACAGGAAACGGTTCAGATCCAAACAATGCAGGCTTAGGTGATAATTTTAGGGTTTGTTATGTGGGGGGGAGGAGTACAGCTTCATTCACTCTTAACGCTTATAAGTTTGATAGTTCAGTTGTCATGGCTTCTAGTGATGATGGAGATAGAGCTTTTAGTTATAAAAGAATTGCAGTAGATCCAGATTACATTTGTGTTGCTTATTTCTCCTGATGACAACTATTTTCTACAACTACGATAAAAGCACAACTAAGCTTGCAACAATTATTTCGGATAAAACTCCAGCCGAATTAATAGAAATGGATGTAATTCCTGAAGGGGCTGCTTACTTGTCGGCTCCCGATATAACAGATAGTATGACTGATGAAGATGAACGGATTAAGTACAACGAGATCTTATATTGTAGTTTTGACGATTACACAAAACCGACTAAAGTTGTAGTTGATTATCAGGCAATAATGGCTTCTTTACTAGAGGACATTAAACCTTTAAGAGATTACTTAGTTACTACACTTGATTACTTAAAAACCAAGGCTGCTGCAAATAGTAAAACATCTGTAGTATCTGAGATAGAGGCTGACATCACTGCATTAAAAGCTTGCTTGACTGTTGACCTATCAAAATATACAAAGGCTGCTGATTTACAAGATTATGTTCCTGATATTATGGCAATTGATTATAATTTAAAATACGAAGATAAAATTAATGCTTAAAGAAAATTACTCTACCTCTGTTAAAAGTAAACTTAAAAAAGTAATAGAACCGTATATTCAAGACATAAAACTACAGGCTAAAAGAGTAGGTAAAAGACCGCAAGAGAACTGGAAAGATTATCTTTCAGAAAAAGCATTAAATTCTGTTCTCAACGAAAAAATCAACGTAGCAGAACAGAAAAATATACATAGATTCTCAGCAGAAATATCTGGTAAACTTCTGCATTTTTTAAAAGAAATCTATGCTGACAAAGCTATTTATATTTCTGGACATTTTTATTATCCACCTACAGGGTTTATGGGATGGCATACAAATTACAAAATGCCAGAGGAGAGGGTTTATATTACATACGCTTCTGAGCAAGGTGAGTCATTTTTTAGATATTTAGAAGGAGGTAAAGTCATCACTGACTATGACGATAAAGGTTTAACTGTCAGACGTTTTGCTGTTTCAAATGAAAGGCCTTATTTTTGGCATTGTGCAGGAAGCAATTGTGATCGGTTTAGTTTTGGTTACAGACTAAAACCAATCGAGTCTTGATATACTAAAGCCAAAGGCAACAAGCTTATGGCAATAGCACCGGGAACGTATGACATGACGATCCAACGGAGATCAGATCACAGTGTCTCTGTAACGTTGAAAGATTCAAGCAATGCTGCAATTAATTTAGGTGGCTATACACTAGCCTCACAAATTTGGGATTCAGGCAGAACTTCTAAGGCTGCGGATGCAACTGTTTCCGTAACAAGTGCGTCTGGAGGTGCTTTCACTTGGAGCGTTACTGATACTCAGACAACTACCTTTACGGCTGACGAATATAAGTGGGATTTGCTTTTAACAAATCCATCAGGGCTGAAAGAATACTGGCTAGAGGGTACTATCTATATGTCTGAGGGTTATACAGCATGACCACAGTAAATATCACGACCAATAAAAACACGGTAACTATTGACGAGGACAATAGTTCAGTCATAGAAGTAGCGACTCAAGGTCCACAAGGTCCATCTTTCTCTACAAGTGGAACAGGGTTAAGCGACCCAAACAGGGTAAATAAAAGTATCATTTATTATGATAGTAGTGCTTCAAGCTATAAAGCAGACAGCACATGGACAACCGACACTTTAACTAACGGAGGTAACTTCTAGTGGCTAACACGATCAGGATTAAGAAAAGAGCCGCTAGTGGAGCTGATGGAGCACCGTCCAGTCTCTTCCCTTCAGAATTAGCGTTTAATGAAAGTGATCTAAAACTTTATTACGGTTTTGGTGATAACGGTTCAACTCCACCTTCTGCAAGTTCAATTATTACCGTTGGTGGATCTGGAGCGTTCTTTAATAAAACGGATACAAGAACAGCAAATACAGTCCTTGTTGGCCCTGCAAGTGGTTCAGCTGCTGCTCCTACTTTCAGAGCTTTAGTTGCTGCTGATTTATTAAAGTTAAATGAATTTACAGTTCCTGATGGTGCTGTTTCTCTAAACAGTCAGAAGATCACCAACCTTGCTGATTGTACTGCTGATAATGATGCTGCCAATAAAGGTTATGTAGACGGAGTTGCTCAAGGATTAGACATTAAAGATTCTTGTGTTGTTGTTTCTACTTCAAACATAACTTTAAGCGGAACCCAAACTATTGATGGCGTTTCTTTATCTGCTAATGATCGTGTTCTTGTAGCAGGGCAATCAACAGCAAGTCAGAACGGTATTTATAAAGTCGTAAGTGGTGGAAGTTGGACAAGGGCCGATGATATGGCTGCTGGCGAGGATGCAGCAGGAAATTTCACATTTATTGAAGAAGGAACAACCAACGCCGAAAATGGTTGGGTTTGTACTTCTGATAAGGGAAGTGCAGTAGTAGGGACAAATAACCTTACTTTTGCTCAGTTCTCAGGTGCAGGACAAATCACTGCTGGCGATGGTCTTCAGAAATCAGGCAATACAATTTCAACCGATCTTAAAAGTAACGGCGGTGTTGTTATTGAATCAGGAGAATTAGCGGTCAAATTAGATGCAAGTTCAATTACTGGAACGCTTGCTGTAGGAGATGGAGGAACAGGAGCAACTTCAGCCAGTGCTGCAAGAACGGCCCTTGGAGTGGCCATCGGTTCAGACGTAGTTGCTTTTGCGGCTGACTTAAACACCCTTAGTTCTTGTCAATCAGGAGGTGCTGCCGCTTTAGCCGCTTTAACTTCAACAGAAATAGGAATACTTGATGGTGCAACAGTAACGACTGCCGAACTGAATCTTATAGATGGTGGAACCTCTGCCACTTCTACAACTTTAGCTTCTGCTGATCGCTTCCTTTGCAACGATGCAGGGACGATGAAACAGGTAGCTCTATCTGATCTTGTAACTTATCTTGAGGATGGTTCGACTTCTGGATTCGATATAGACGGAGGAACCTACTAACTAAACTAACTACATAGGAGGTAGGTCAAATGGCTAACACAATTAAACTCAAAAGAGGAAGCGGTTCAGATCCCGGCAGTTCTGATCTTTCTGTAGGGGAAGTTGCTTTAAGAACAGATAATGGAACGTTATTCACAAAAAACGATGCTGGAAATATTACTGAAATCGGTGCATCAAGTGGTGTATCGGATGGAGATAAAGGGGATATAACTGTTAGCTCATCTGGAGCAACTTGGACAATTGATAGCGGAGCTATTGATAACGCAAATATCAACGCAAGTGCAGCGATAGCAGGAACAAAGATCTCTCCTGCTTTTGGCAATCAAACTATATCTACAACCGCAGGTATAACCGCACAAGGTCACGCAGCCGTAACAGGAACTCCTAATACATACACGTATGGCAGAGGAAGTTCAGGTGGTGGTTTATCAATATATGCAGCAGAAGCAGCAATAGAAGCAGTTAGTACTGATGACGGGTCACATGCCAGTAGCCTACTTCTTAGAAGTGTTGCTGATGGTGCTGGTTTTGTATATAACCCAACAACTAATGCACTAGAATTAAAAACATTTACACCAACAGGAGATGATTTTAATATTCATGCTACTGGCGGTAATGTTTCAAGTCTAATTACTCAATTAAGAGTCGTTAAAGATGGACAAGTAGAGTTAGCACATAATGGAAATGTAAAACTAAGTACAAGCTCAAGTGGCGTTGATGTAACAGGAAATATTGCAGTTACAGGAACAGTTGATGGAGTTGATCTTGCAGCGTTAAACACGGCAGCAGCAAGAAAAGATGGCACAGATATGGGTGCTACTACTTTCAGAGTTGATGGTGCTGATTTTATTGTTAAAGATTCTACAGATTCCGTAGCGAACTTTATATGGAGAGATCATGGAAACTCTCAATTAAGAATAGGTACGGCTGACGCAGTTGTTACGGCTAGAAGTAATGTGATGCCTCTTTCCGACAGTACTTATGACTTAGGATCGAATGGTACACGCTGGACAAATATTTATGGAGATAATATTTATGGAAGTGGTGCAAATTTAACTTCTTTAAATGCAAGCAATATAAGTTCAGGAACAATTGCAGCAGCTAGGGTTGCAACACTTAACCAAAACACAACAGGATCTTCTGGTTCGTGTACTGGTAACGCAGCCACCGCAACCGCATTGGCGACAGCCCGAACAATCGCTGGAGTTTCTTTTGATGGATCGGCAAACATATCACTTAATAACAACGCAATCACTAACGGTGCTGGATATATAACTTCGGCAGACGGTGGGAATGCAGCAACATTAGATGGTATTGATTCTAGTTCGTTCTTAAGATCGGATACTGATGATACAGCTTCAGGACAATTAACTCTTACTTATAGCAATCCATATCCATTAAATATTGATAACTCAAGTGATGCAAAGATAAATCTTCAAGGGTCAAGTAGCCCTTACGTTCAGTTCAGAGAAGGATCATCGGGTAAAGCTTATATTCAGTGGAATACTTCTGGATATTTAACACTTGTCAATGAAGAATCAGGTGATCAATTAAAAATAGATGATGGTGCTAGTGGACTTATATGGCGAGTCGGAACGACAGATTACACTGTTTGGAACTCAGGCAATGATGGATCAGGTTCAGGACTTGATGCTGATACTGTAGATGGAATTGGATCTGGCTCGTTTTTAAGATCGGATGCTGATGATACTGCTAGTGGCAAATTAACTCTTACTGATCATCTAACTTTAGAAGATACATACTTAAGAGTTGGTGACGTTTCAAATGATAATTGGTTAAGGCTGACACAGGCTACAGCCGATGGTTATGGCTTTGATTGGCAACATAACAACGCTGCTGTCATGATTAATGAACAAGGAACGACCAATCAAGCATTAGTTTTAGGTGATGTTAATGCTAGTGATGATTATGAAGGTTTATTTGGAATTGCACATTCAGGTGATGGTGGTTCTAGCTGGACAAAGAAATTAGACCTCAAAGGGAATGGTGCTTTATATGTAGGTTCTTCAGCTCAATATGAAGTCTGGCACAGTGGCAATTCCTCTAAGAAAAATTTGATAATTAATGGAGATATGCAAATTGCCCAGAGAGGTACTTCATCAACAAACGATGGTTTTCATACAGTTGATAGATTTGCATTTAGCTATGGTGGAGAAAATGAAATGCCAACTCAAGCACAACACGTATTAACTTCTAGTGACACCGGACCATGGGAGGAAGGATTTAGACATTCTTTTCATATAACTAACGGCAATCAAACTGGTGGTGCTGGTGCTTCTGATTATGCGTATATAGACCATAAACTAGAATCACAAGATTTAGCAACTTGTGGTTGGGATTACACTTCATCTAATAGTTATATAACATTATCTTTTTGGGTGAAATCTAGTGTTGCTCAAACGTTTCATGGTTTCTTATTAACCTTTGATAGTACTGATAAATTATATTCTTTTAATACTGGTGCTTTATCGGCTAATACTTGGACAAAAGTAACCAAAGTAATTCCGGGCAGCGGTCCTACTTTTGATAATGATAATGGCATTGGAATGTTGATGAGGTTTAGTGCTTTCATGGGAACATCTTGGACAGGTTCCATGACACAAAATCAATGGGCTACATATAATTCATCATTAAGAACACCAGATCAAACTTCGACTTGGTGGACAACAAATAATGCAACATTTGAGATGACAGGTGTTCAGTTTGAAGTGGGAGCCGTCGCCTCACCGTTTCAACATAAAACTCATGGAGAGCAATTAGCTTTATGCCAACGCTATTTTGCTGTGTATCATCCAACGTCACAAGAAAGAATATATATTGAAGGTTCTGCTACCAACCATAGATGGTGGGAGCATCCAATTCCTGCGGGGATGAGAACGGAACCCTCTGTCGCTAAAGGTGGCACTTGTTCAACTTTGAGTGTAAGTATGGCTGGTGGTTTTACTATTAATGGATTAACTGTAACTGGTGTTGATAATGGTGGATCTAGTGGTACGCTACATCCGGGTTCAATGGGGAATGTGAGTTACAGAGTTTCTACTACTGGTGGAGGGGGATCACAATATTCAGTCAGGCATACTGACGGCTGGGCGCATGGTAATGGTTGGATAACTATGGATGCAGAGTTATGAAAATGTATAAAATTATCAACGATCAAATTATTCACAAGACGGATGTAGATATTTATATCCCAAAAAATCCTGATAATAGAGATTATCAACAGTTCATTCTAGATGTAAAGGAACAAGGTACAGGAATAGTAGAGGGGGCAGATGTTTTCACTGAATCTTATTCTGAACTTCGTGAAAAAGAATATCCTTCTAAGGAAGATCAACTAGACAAGATCTTTCATAGTGGTGTGGATGCTTGGAAAGCAGATATTCAAGAGATTAAAGATAAATATCCTAAGACTATTACAGGTGGTACTACTATTGCGGACATTCCTTCTTGGGTTGAATCTGATTAAAGAAACCCGCCATTTTACAAGTAGCCGTTTAGGGCTACAATTTCAACATATTCATTAATTAAAAATGTCAGATCAATTAAAGAAGTGGGAAGATTCTCTCAAAGAAAAGACTGCATACAAAACCCAACTAGAAACTGCCCTTAATCAAACAACTGCCGAGATTCTCCAACTTCAAGGTGGTATCCAGTTTGCGAAGGAAGCTGCCGAGCCTGTAACAGGGAATATAGAGGTAACAGCGGAAGAAGCCCCACAAACATAATTAGGCTAGTGTGAGCAAGAGCCTTTAAAATTGCTTCTCTTATCATGCAAAAAGTTTTAAACATTATCAGTGTAGTCTCCTTCGTGCTTGTCGCTGCAATTACAGGAGGCGGTGTCTTTGGGTATCTCTGGATTACAAACGAAGACAATCAGAAAATGCTTCAAGATAAAATCACAGAGAAAGTAATGGGATCAATCAAGATGCCTAGTTTATCGGGTCCTGTTCTTCCTACTGCTAAACCTAAAGCTGCTGGAAGTGCTGGATTTTCTTTGCCTAGATTTTGACAGAGATTCCAAGAATAGGAAACAACTCTATTCAAATTGAGCCAGTTAGAACTTATATCATTAATGCTCCGACAATTGATACCCCCAATGTCCCTGTGGCTTTGCCTATGGGATTTCCTGTTGTAAATATTCCCGGTTGTGTTGAAGCAAGAAGGTCTTATGAAAATGAGAACTTAGTTACTAATGATCCTGATGGAAATTTAATTCTGTGCGATGCACAGTACCCGTCCTATGACGCAATGAATTATGTTCCTGAAGAATTGGTTCTTACGGAAGAATCAGAACCGCAAAGATTTAAAG